CCCCACATGAACACAGGGCGCTGGATTTTGATGCACTTGCGAATGCTTCGCTTGGCTTCGTTCGGAGTAACGGTACGATTTGAACTAATTTTCTCAGCCATTTTGATCTTTCTCAAATAGTGTTTAAAAAATATTGAATGCCTTATGCATCAATATGTATATATTGTACGCTAGAATGAGGATTGTGTCAAGAGTTTTTTAGATTTTCTGCCTTGGCATAGGCAAATTTCTTTATGTTGCCCGAAAACAACACTAGCTGTATGGCCATTTTTTCGCTAAAAACAAAAATTTCTTTTTTGGTCACGTACCAAGGACAGTCAATAAAGTTGTCCAGCCAAATTATTTCTTGGTTGGTGTAGTCCGGAATGGGATCAAATTTGATATGATGTGATTTGATTCCAACTTTAATCAAACTATCATACCCTTCTTCGGTAAGCCTAAGCCCACCATGGTCTTTAATTCTAGGGTTTTTCCACCAAATTTGCTTAAACTTCCTTATGGATTTATCGGAAGTATCTAATCCTAGTTGTGTTGCAACGTATTTGGTGATTTCAATTTTTATTTTCATTGGCCAATTTTTCGCCAGTGGTCAGTTTATAAACAGCAAAATCTTCCGTATTGAATAGTTTATTCATTTTTTCGGCTAGGTTAAACGCATGACCACTATTAGAGAAACTAACTTTTTTATATTTTGGACCTAACTGTTGGCCCACCAGGCTAGAAGTTTTAAGATTGATGGGTTTACCCTGGTAGAATACAGCCCAAATAGCGTCTGCTTCTAGGACTTGCTCTGTTTTATAGGTCTTTTTACTAGTAACCTCTAACAGTACAGTTGGTTTTGGCCTGCTCATATATACACATATCTCCAAAAAGTGTGTATATATTTATATAAATTAACTAGAATTTACCGCCATCCATATTAATTGTTACAGATTCTGGTTGTTTTGATGCCGCAACTTGATCTAATTCTCCACTTAGTCTAGTCATAACTACTGCAAGACTATTCTGCAGATCAGTAGCTTCTTTAATAGTTAATGTTACTGACTTTTGGTTGGATTTAATAGCAACTCTAGCTCTGTCTAAAAAGTCTTCTATAGGTAGTGTGTTCAATTGTTTCATGATTTATTTACAATGTTTAGTGTAGTTTTCATTTCTGACTCTGTTTTAAAAGGTCCTTGGAAAGGATAACGTTCTAAGGTAATTAATTTGGGACAAAAACTTTTAACCCAACCTTTACGGAACTTGATCACGTAGTATCCGGCACAATACTGACTTTTACTTTTATCGCTTTTGGCAAAAAGAGGCAATTTCTTTTTTACATTGTACATGGGATCATAAGGTTTACTACCGCATGGGTAATCATAAATGGCGTAATTTTTATTATCAACTTGTTCGGACTTTACTTTCTTAAGTTTTTCCTCAAAAATAGCAACACCAAACTGAGCATTGATTTCTGCCAAGTCATTAAAATTAACCTGTCTGCCATTCCTTAAAAAAACATAACCTTTTTTGGCTTTACTAATAGTTCCAATTTTATGTCCGCCATCTTGGACTAACCATTCTTTGTTTGGAACAAGGACTTTTGCTGTTGAATTCATTATACATACCTTGCATTAAGTGGTTCAACGTAGCTGGTTACTTGCTCGCTGACTTTTTGTAGGTCAAATTCTGCACAAAATTTTAATAACCTAATACCTACCTGTGGAATATTTTTTTCTGCAGATATGGCAGTTTGAATAGTTTCTTTAATCAATACTTTGATATCTTCGGGCTGTGCAGTTAAGTCGCATAATCTAACATTTCGATTATAATCATCTAACACACGATGTTCAACACCTTCGTGGTCAACCCAACGCTGGAGCATCATGTTGTTCCAAGAATATCCTTTGGTTTCTCTATCGGAATACGCATCACGGAGACCAACCTTATTCTTTGTGCCTTTCTCACGTACTCCCGGATAAGCAGAGAAGATGTTGTCGGAGGTGTCGCCACGCATACACTTCTCGAAGAGTAACCATGCTGGGTCCGGTGCGCCCTTTGCTTCGCCAGTTTTCTTATCTTTAACAGGTTTACCCTTTTCATCAAAGTATCCCTCATGTGTGGTTGTGATCTGCATTACACCATTGTATTGTTTGACGTTAGGTGCAATGAGTTGTGCGAAGTCACCGTCTGTTGAAATAATCACATGATTGTCATCTGGATGACTCTGTATCCAGCCAGCAATGAGATCGTCGGCTTCTAATTGTAAATGATGTAATACTGTGCAGTTAGTCTTGTTGGTAATAAAATCTTTGAACTGATCAAATGTTTCCCAAAAAACTTTTTCTTCTTCTGCTTCTTTAGGACTATGTGCCGCACGAGCTTCTGTGCGTTGACGCTTGTAAGGAGCATAGAAATCTTTACGCCAGCTACGTCCCTCTAAAAAGAAAATAACATGGTCACCTTTAAAATCTTTCCATGCTTTGCGAACACTGCCTAGCACTGTATGTATACTCATACCTACTTTATCTTCTAGACTGCCCCGAATAGCATGCCTAGCACGAAAGAAAGTGTTAGCAGTATCGACAAGAATATAAGTCTTACTCATTAATAAACCTCAGTCTTTCCATCATCGCGTAACGCCCTGTTAACATAACCCGATCCTCTGCGGCTCATATCAATACCTTCTTCTGCACCTACATTTCGGCAAAGTTCACTGAACCACTGATCTACAATTGATTCGTCACTATCGCCTGTGTAGCCTGCTGTCTTTAATTGTACTACAAAATACTCATTCCAATCTAGTTCAAAAAACCCATTACGAATATTGTCTTTGTTTACATGGGTATCTAACACAGCTACCCAGGGCTCTTTGTTTTCTGTGGCACGTTCTTTTGGAGTCAGTTTAGCAAGTCTTTCTGCTTCTTTTGCTCTCTCTGCTTGTGCAACTGCTTCTTTTGCAATTTTGTTAGCTCGCTCTCCTTCTTCAAGAGCCCGCATTGCTTCTTCCTCAATTTTATTGATTCCAAAGATCTTTTTAATAAATTTATTCATAAGACTTTCTTCTTTTTTATAAATGGTAATACTTTCTGGGATTGGCATCAAGTACCCCACTCGTTTTTAAACAATGGCACCTGCAGGCGATCGCTGTAACGGATACCGTGCTTCATAGCGGCTAGTGCTACTGTTCGATTATTTAGGCTATACACACTTTCCACGCCTCCAACAGGCATCAAATACACATGCCCCTTGAAACCTTCTTTGCGGTATTCTGCAGTAGCTCTTAATGCATCTTGGATGTCTTCTTCTGTTGCTACTACAAATTTCAAATATGTTGTGCCTACAGTTTCATAATCGCATACTACCTTAGGTTTAATAGCGTCCTTCCAAGGCTCACCACTTGCTGGTAATTTAGCACTTACACTGAATGTAATTTCTCTATCCCAGTGTTCAGCAGTCCACTCTCCGAGATAATGTTTAAAATCTTTTGTCAAACGCATTGTACCGTTTGTTTCAAAAGTGATTTCTTTAAGTCCGTGCATATTAGGTTGTTCGAGCAGAGCAGGATAGGCACGTTGCCAGCCTAGCAAAGGCTCACCGCCTGTAATAACAAGATGCTCATCTCGCCATTCTTTATTTGGTAACAGATCAACAATTGAATTAGCTAGCCCTTCTACTTCGACCATTGGACTAAGATCTTTGAAAGCAGGATGCCAACTAGCATAACTATCACACCCGGTTGTTACCAACGGTAATTCTTTGTATGTTTTGTATTGTTCAGCATTTCTAGCAATATGTGCGGCTTCAATACTAAATGTTCCTTTAGGCATGCCAAACCCTTGACATGTAAAGTTACATCCATACGTGCGCAAAAAAATAGAAGGAACACCCATGTAGCGTCCTTCACCTTGAATGCTATAAAATAATTCTGATACTTTAATTTTACTCATGTTATTCCTTTAGATAATAGTAGTATACAATAAATATTTAGGCAAGTCAACAACAAAATGAATAATTTAAAAACCAAAATTACCTGGCATCTTAACGATTATTGCAGATCGGAATGCAGTTATTGTCCTGTCCAATTGAGGGGCGGATCCCTTCCTCCAGAAACTAAAGATTATTTAAGAGTAGCTAATCTTATTATCGACGCCTATACATCAATGGGCAGAACTATAAGTTGGAATTTTAATGGCGGTGAGCCTTTGGATATGAATGACATAGTTACACTGTTAAAATTATGTAGGACCAACGGTGAACATATGGAGTTAACTACCAATGGTGGCAAACTATGGATGGATTGGTGGGCAATTGAACCGTATGTTGACAAATTAAATCTTACATATCACTATTGGCAAAACCCTGCATTAATAAAATATATAGTTGACACCTTTCAAAAAAATAAAAAACAATTTCATGTAACTGTTCCGATCAGACCCGACCACTTTGAAGAAGATATGAAACGTGCAACTGATGCTGAGGAAGCTTCGGGAATTAGTGTAGGCAAGGCTGTTCTTTATAAAAATGCTGATAAAGCAGGCGGCATGTTCAAATACACTAATGAACAACTAATGATCATGTCGGGCATTAAACCTAAACCTCCCGCTCCTAAACCAACAGTTACTCCTCCACTAGCACCCCCACCGCCATTAGTAAAAGAAAAAATTGAATTTGAAACTAAAACATGGGATCAAAGGTATACAGACATCTACGATAGAAATCCTAGCTATACTGGACAGATGTGCAATGTAGGAATTGAATATCTTATTATAAGTCATCAAGGTTGGGTTTCGGGTAGTGAATGTAATAATCAACCTTTGGGCAATGTCTGGCACGATGGATGGATGCCTCCATCATCTCCTCAACAATGTAGTATGAAGTCCTGCATCTACCCCAACGATCAAAAAATCACTAAGTTTACACCTTAGTGTAATTTCCTTTTCCGGGTATTGTATTTCTAACGCCCCCGACAGGATCTTCGACGTCTCCGTTCATCCGCGGAATAAGATGAATATGTGGCCAATTAACTGTTTGGCCTGCGGCACTTCCGTAATTCATACCAATATTAAAACCGTCCCATTCTCCGGAATCAACTTTATCCTGTCCATATCTAAATGCATCATCAAATGCATTGGTCAAAATACCAACAGAATTATACTTTGGTACAAACAATAAATGTCCCGGAGTACAGGGATATTTGTCTCGATATACAGCTACATGGAAATCTTCTCTCTCAACAGCATCCCAAGGAGCAGAACTGTCTTCAATATAATCAGGTCCGTTAAAAACTTTGGTCATGATTGCTGTTAATGGTTAATCAAGAATAGGGGAAAATCTCTGCAGAAAACTTTCTAAGTAACAACTGTATTCTCTAGGCTCACTGTTTACATTTTCTTTAATGTAATGTACCCATGTGTGACCTTCGAGTTCTTGGACAGTGGTTAAAACTCGAAAAGTATCTCGGTCACCGCCTGCCCATCTACTTCCGTCTTTAGGTATGTTATTCATAAATTTTTGACCATTTCTTTAGTTTTTCAATTTTGGCCGCTTGTGCCTTTTCAATGCTAGTATACGACACAATATCCATTTCTTGCAAGATATCAATCATTGCCAGCATATCACCCAGTTCTTCCTCTAGATGTTCTCGATTGGTTTTGGGCTTACCTGGTTTAAAATTGTCTAAGCCGAACCGACTAATTTTACTTACTGCTTGGATAACTTCTGCACATTCTTCTTGAAGTATGTCCATAACTTCTTTTGTTTTTTCGTTCATTTTGCTTTTTCTGTCAAATACTTTTCATTGTGGATCCATTTATTGTTTACAAGGAATCCCCACTCTCTCTTTTGTGGTCCTGGCATAAACATAGTCCATGCCGTTACATTCGGATCTAATTCAATTCGATGATAAGAAGTAGACTTGCATACTCGAAAATGTCCAGGGCCTCGCCAATGCCTAATCTCTCCAATTTTTCTTCCTACGCTATCGAACACAGGTACCCATTCATAGTACCCGCCTTTTAAAATTAGAGTAGCATAAGGCCATGGATGATCATGCACATCATCGGGGTCTGACTTAAGAAACTTGTGAATGAACACGTTAAAGGGGAAACGCTTTCTATCTTTAAGAAAAATGTAGTAGCGTTCAAGATATGGTTCTTCATTTTGTCTATCCATTACAACACGTTTACGACCAATTCGATCGAGAAAATTTAAAAATTTATTCATATTAAAATAATTTGTTAATTACAATACCAATAGCTGTATCAGATGCGCCTTCTTGTCCTTTGTAATTTTTACGATGTTCGATAAATGTCAATACTTTAGAATATTTTTTATCATCTAATTTGTAGTACAGTCCGGTCCTACGTTCCAATACATCTGCGGCTAGGTTAACCGTACTATTTTGAATGATATTCAAATTGCTATCTAACCCTACTGGTGCCACCAAATCTGCTTTTGCTGAATAGACACTAACTGGTTGATATACCATTAGTCCTATGCTATCGTTTTTAGACATTTTCTTTTCTAATCCAGCTGACCAAGAATAACTCAAGACAGGCCCGATATTACTTATGTTAGCACTATGTGCCTTAGTAGTAGTTACCCCATGACTCACATTTGTATATGCTTTATAATCATTTGCAAAATCTTTTTCCAGACCTACGCCTAAAAATTGAGTGATGCTAGAGGAATTATTTCCGCCACCGTCGAACCCGTTTACAAAATTTCCTAACCAAGATGTGTTTTCTGCAAACATACCTCCGTTGAATCTAATGTCAGCCCACTCAGTCTTTTTGGTATATCCTAACTCTACCATCATTGGGGTCGTGTTATTAGTCTCAGGATGAGTATCTACATATAGACGGAAATCAAAATTTCCAGAATGTCCCTCTAGATGATTTGTGTAATTATTAAATTGGCTATAATTATTTTTAGTCAAATAAGGCATTGATGCCTGACCAACATTGAAATCTTTTGTTGATCCAGTAGCCGCAGTAAACATTTTCCCCTTGACATAGAAATCTCGCTGATAGTCGTCTAATACCATGACAGAGTTAATCTTGCCAGTACTGGCACTACCGCCTGTAATTAACAAAGGTTGTGGATTGGTATTTACGGCACCTGTCAGCCGCCCTGTGGTAGGGATGCCGAGTTTTCCTATTGGCTGTGTTGCCTTATCCATGTCAAGCAGACCCTGCCCATCTACATATTTGTTATAGTTGGGAATATTCTTGTTAGCAGTTTGGAACAAGAGTTGTGCAATATTTGCACCAGTCATCTGCGGCCACATTTGATGTATAATGGCTACTGCACCACTAATTGCAGGAGCCGACATCGAAGTTCCGGTCATAGTGGCTAGACCTGTTTTATTATAGCTAGTAGGTACAGTTGAAGTAATACCAGTTCCCGGGGCCAGGAGATAAAATTGCCAAGTTTGATATTTGTCTTGGCACACATTATTAACCACCACTTGGCAAAGAGTAGCCGCACCGTTACTTGACGGTCCTAGCGTATTAGTACCGCCATTCCAATTACCTGCAACAATAACTCTGCCACCTAACAGTAAATTTCCGTTCTTATCAACGGCAGTGGCCAATTGCGTAAGACCACCAGACCATGCAGTGCTATCATTGCCTGCGGCCACTACAAGTACCATGTTACCTGGCATAACTGAAGCCCATTGTTGAGGATTCAATCCTCCTGCTAGCACTCCTGAATTTGTATATATTGTGGTATACACACCGGGGGCGATTAACTTTGCTTGAAGGCCAGTTTGTGATAGAGTAAAATTTGATGAAAGATTGGCAACATCTGCACCATTTGCCGCGGCCCACTGTATTCCTGAAAGAACAGTACCGGACAATACAATGCCGTTATTGGTAATTTTTCCAATGATTAGATTTGCATCAAATGCAACACCCTCTACTCCGATACTGTTGCGAGCGGCCGCGGCAATACCTGCTACGTGAGTACCATGACCTACAAGATCATTAATAGTTCCGCTACTTGTAAAATCTTTTGAAAGTTTAATTCTATTTGAAAATTCTGGGTTACTGAGATCGAGCCCGGAATCTAAAATTGCTATAACACTACCTTTACCGGTGTACCCTCGACTCCATGCACTACTGGCATTGATGATTTTAAGATTACCGCTTTTGTAGTATTCGGACGTTTCCCAAATTGCAGTAGATGCAGTTTGGGCATATAGTTGACTGGACATTAGGGCAATACTGGCCGCTAAAATCTTGAGCTTCATAAAAACCTTTCAAGGTACAAGTTTAGATAACAATATTGTACTGTCAAAAAACTGTTTAGTCAAGTCTTGGGTTTGTTTGTAAAGTTGTGGCAATCTTTTTTCATAGAAGGTCATATGATCTATGATAGCCTTACATACAAATGGTCTGTAAATCTGATATTTTTCAAAACTTTCAGTCCATTCGCTAGGATATTTAAATGTATCATAGTACATTTCGGTATAACTTAACCGATCTGGAACCATCGGAATAGCATCTACAATAGCACCTTCATAACAACTAATACCTAATGTTTCTTGTAAATTGGCACTGAATACTAATTTGGCCTCGCCTAACAAGTTATGATATTCATTTTTGGATAGTTGCTGATCCTGACAAACCACAAACTCGTACTGAGGTAAGTGTTCTTTTAAGTCACGGAAAATTTCGACCTGCTTCTCAGGGGCTATACGATGAGGGAACAAGATAAGATCACGTTTCTTCATGCCCTTATACATCGTCAAAGTATTTTCCATATACTCCATGGGCCAGCCTGTCCGCACAAATCTAGGATCTTCACCATTAAGGATTTCATTTAAATGTTCACTAAACCAAGGATTTTCTGTAGGATAATCGTTTAGTAGATTAGCGTAAAACATTTCAATATGAAAGTTTGTAGCAAAGTAGTTATGATCAAATGCATGGAAGAAACTCTTCTCAGCATGTCTAACCCAAGGCTTATTACCAACTAATCGTCCTAGAAAATCTTGAGGGTCATAACTGCCAGCATGCCATAGACCATGTGTAGTTACTGGAATACCCAATAACTCACTCATGTATTTTAAATTGACGATACCAGGGTGCCAAGCATCAGTAAATATAAAATGATCACCTGCATGAACGGCTCCGTCGCAAAATAGCCGACCCATCTGCTCAATCTGCCGAGCCTTGTAGATGTTTGTGCCGCCAAAATTAAGAAAAGCCCCAGGGGTAGTAGCACTAGGAATATCTGTGGGACCGCTGATAACTTGAACATTGTGTCCTGCCTTTCGTAGAAGATTAGGTACATGAGTCTTCCACTGACCCGTGTACCTTGTTTCCACGCTTTCTAAATCAATTAGAAAAACGTTCATCTTTGCGGCCTTTGTATGGCTCACGAACCCGAGCTGGCTCGGGGCGACCTTCTTTTTCTCGACGAGATTTCCTTTCGAGATATTCTTGCTCTCGTTGGAACTGTCGATAGTCTACAGACCTATATAGATCCTTAGGATCGTATTTGATCATGTTAAACCGGCAATAGTCTAACCACTTATCGAGATCTTCAAAGATCTTGTTAACTTCGGGCTTCAAACGAAGAGTTTTTTGAATGTAGGCAGGTTGTGCCATGATGTATTACCTTAATAAAATAAAGGGTTAATTATGAAACGTGAGTACAGCGCCATTCTCGCCGTCTTCACTTACGTCAATCTCAGTCCTACGACCGGGATATCTTGCTGTAATTGTCGTGTTAAGATCACGAGCAATCATCTCACAGGATTTGTGGTTGAGCTCTAATGTGCCATCACTGTAGCACTTTTCAAGCCAACGCTTAAACTGAATAAATTCAATGTCGCGGTCATCTTGGAAGACTTGGATAGCAACACGAAAATGGAAAATATGACGATGCGGTGTTCCTAAAAAACTAACATCATATTCATCGCCTGTGGCCAATTTAGGATCAGTAGCCGCGGCAGGATACATGTGAATACCTTCTTTACGGAAGGTAACCCAAATCATTGATAAATCTTGATTCATTCTTGTGTTTTCTTGGCAGTTGTTTTAACAGTTTTCTTAGCGGGAACAGCCTTTTCTACCTCTGGTACATTGGCCTTAATCATGTTCATAATTTCCCACAATTTCCAATCGATGCTTTCGAGAAGTTTAAACAACTTTTCTTCAGAGGGAGTTGTTGGAGTGGCTTTAGAAACTTTTGCATTAATCATTTGATTACCTTGTCATTTTTATATTGAGCCCAGTCTGTGAACTTACTACGATCCATTAGAGTATGCAGACTGTGGGACCATACTCCTGGGTTAGTTGCATTAAAATCTTTATCATCGATCTTAATCATTGTATTATAATTCCACAACTTAATATAAGGCAATGGAATACGAATTTGCGGAATGAAATTATTATAATCAGTTAAACCGCTTTCTAAGAAATCTTCTGCAAGATTAATTGGAATATCGAGACTGCACAAATACTCTTTCTTTAAAAAGAATTCAATCATGTCGTCCCATTGTTTCCACTCGTCATAAGTTGAAGGATGGAAACTATGATTAGCACCAAAGAATATATGTTTAATATGTTTGGACGTATCTTCATAACTGGCAAAATCATCTAACCAGTCTTGTATTTCTTGAGTAGATTGTACGCCGGTAACAAACAATGTCAGTTTTCCAAATGCAGGAGTATGTTCGACCTCTACTCCTGTAAAGAATTGAACATCATCTGCTGAACCACTTGAATATTTACGTTTCATAAGTTAACTATAACAAAATTTAAAGATATCTGCAACCATTTATTTTTCCAAAATAGAAAATTATTCTTCGTCTTCTACTTCTTTAAAGACCATCATTTCTCCGTCTTTATCTGCACAGATAATTCGAATATGACCGTCTTCGTCCGTGACTTCAAGTGGGCCCCATACCCAACATTCTGTTTCATCGAGATACCAATCACCGTCTCCGTCATCTTCAAGTGCCCAAGCACCTTCTTCTGCAATAAGCTCTCGTAGACGTTCTTCCTCTTCTTCGTCTACTCCTTCAATTTCAATATCTCCCCAGCATCCACCGTCAAACATTTCGACAAGTTCTGTACTTTCGACATTGTCTCCAAAACAGTCAAACAAGTTAACACTATCTTTCTTACCATCTCCACCTGGGACTTGAGTAAAATTAAAATGAGGAAATTCATTATCGTTAGTTTCTACATCAAATTCTGCAAATCGAAATCCATCTTTAATGACAATTTTTGCACCTTCAATTTTACGATTGTAAAAATACTCGTGCTGTTCGCATGATTTTTTGTAATATGTTTTAACTTTAAATAAAGCCATGTTATTCTCCTACTGATTCTTCAAGGGCTCTTAGTTCGTCATCATCTGGGTTAGCTAAATCGATTTCATCTGCATTGGTAACTGTTTCGACTTCAAACAAACTGTTAAATGTATTTTGGGCAGGACCACCTTGTAAGCGAGCGCCTTCTAAACTACGCAGGAAAGGACCTGCACGTTCAATCATTTCAAATGCTTCTGCTTTAGTTTTGGTATTGAACAAGTCTTCAACGAATCGATCAAAGTACAGAATGTTACGAGGAACCCAATCTGAGTACTCATCACTCATGTCCGCACTCTTAACTTTTTTCCATGCACCCCAGTTGATCTTATTTTTATTCTTGGCAATTTCAATATCCATTAATTGTTGTGCTCGTTGCACAGCAACAATATGGCAGTAGACATTGTGTCCCATCATTAGGGCATAGGCAAATGAATCCCAACTGGTCTTGCCTTCTTTCTTAATTTTGTTTAACATGCCAGGTGCATAATGGCAAATATCTGCCATTGTCAGTCTGCGGCCAATTTCGCTTTCGAATGGGAATGGGATGTCGCTTCCTGCAAGTGCTTTGTTATCTGGGGCTTTGTCCATAATAACGCTCCACCTTTTGGGAGTGTGGACGGCATTGGTGTAGACAAGCCCGTGAGCTGTTGCGATAAACGGGCTGGCGCAGTCAAAAGATATGGTAATTTCTTCATTGATGTGTTTCCTAATTTGTCTTTGAATCAACGTTAAGTAACAACTCCAGTCAAGTTGTGCTGTACCCAAGAAGTGGATCCAGTTTTTGCCCTTCAGCAAACCATCTTCTCTAAGTGTCATTAGACGCTTGAGAGTAATATCCATTTTACACATATTAGCACCACCAAAGGCCCAGCCTTCGGCTTCCTTGCCAGCATATGGACCATTAGGGTCACTAAATTCTTTAACACCATTGTACCATTTTTCGGCGGTATCCCAATCACTTCCTTGTAATACATTAAGCCATTTTGTTTGACCTAAACGATTATCTAAGAAGTATTTGTTGTTGAATTTTGTTTTATCTAAGCAATCTTCAAATGTTTTTAATCCAGTCTTTGGACTATGTACATGATCGCATGCCCATGTCGGAACGTCTAGCATCATAGACCAGTCAGCAGTTACTTCCAGCCATTCAAGAATCTTTTGACGAGTCTTGTTAGCTTCTGCACCTTCAAAGTTTAACCAATCAAACTTAAGAACACCCTTACCGATCTGGTACCCACCTGAGTCACCTAAGATCATTGTGTTACCACGATCACGCTGTTGAATCATTGATTCTTGTGTTAAACTTTTTTGCAAATCTAACTGTGCATGACCCGCTGAATACAAACCATATTTGTAGGTAAAATAGCCTTGTTCTGGATTAAGAAAATTCATGCCTTCAATGCCTCGATCAAACCCCGCCGGAATACGATCATTGGGCACAAATTCTTCTAGTCGTTGTTTAGCAACATAAGTTGAGTAAAAGCTACTGATAGCTGGCAAATAGACAGCATAGTCTTTTTGTAATGGTGTTAGGTTAACTGGTGGTTGTGTCATGTTCTTTACTTAAAATAATTGTTGCATCTAACTGTATCTTGGCTTTCTTTAAATTTTCCACAGCAATATTGATAGCAGGATGTTCTTTAGCTAATGTTTCTAATTGTAGTTCTTCATCACGTTTTTTACGAGCCCAATCAAGTAAAGCTTCTGCTTCTGTAGTTAATGCTACAGTGGCATAACTTGAACCTATATCTTTCCACATCGACCCGTCGTACACCTCTACAGTATTCATATTGGTATTGTAGCGCATCATGCCTGCTGATTGACCGCCGGAAGGTATATATGGATTTGTAGGACTCCCTCCGGAGACCTGTATATACCTACCTGTATTTCCAATACCTTTTATCATGCTTGCGCCGGAATAAT